TATAAGTTGACAGATCTGATTATATTTTGAAATAGAACATGGACTATATATATGTCGACACCCACTCCAAAATAAATTTTTTGAAATTATTGTGCTAATAATTTTTGCTAGAGTTAAACATGTAATTCCATTCCAATAATGATTTTTATAACCATTAATAGTTTTTTCTTTATTAGATAATACCCATTCTAATAAACCCATACCATTTTTGTTTATTTGCTTACCAATAAAGGATGTTCGTATAATGCAAGCGTTTGATGGTTCACCTAATGACTTACTAATACCATAAATACTTGTTTCATCATGTTCATTACTTTCATTATAATTTCCATGTAATCCATTAAATACACAATCTGTTGTAATATGTATAAATTTACACTTTTTACTGAGAGCAATAGTTTCTAATTTATGTGGAAAAAGTGTATTAACTTTTATATATTGTTTGATATCTGTAATATTAGTTTGCGGAACAATACCTGCACAATTTATAATTATATCATTTTCAGCAATATCATTTAATAACATTGATAATAATTTCCAATTGCTTTCATAGATATCATAGATATTTCTTTTAATATTTATTATATTATATTGTGGATATAATATTTTATATACATAATTGCCAATTAATCCTGATGCACCAAAAATATATATTCTCATTATGTTTTAAATATATATGTGTTTATATTTAAAACTTTTAAAATATATATATCATGATGAAAAAATTTATATTGGGTGCTGGTGGAGGGGGACGAACAGCATTATCTATTCTTGAACGTAATAATATTGATAATATATTTTTTATTGATGATAATACAGAAAAAACTGAGGTAAATGAATGTCAAGTATTATCAACAATAAAAAATCATAATTTTAAAATTAATTCAACAAATGAATATATTATATCATTTGGATGTTGTCATATGAAAGAAAGAAATAGATTGTATAATGAATTAAAAGATTATGTATCTTTTTATAATGCAATAGATAAATCTTGTATAATAGATAGAACAGTAACTATTGGAAATGGAAATATAATATGTGCGCATACAATTGCTTATCCAAATTCAATTATAGGCAATAATTGTTTTATATGTGTAAATACTACAATAGACCACGATGTTGTATTAGGAAATAATGTTTATTGTTCTCCTGGTGTAAATATTGCTGGGGGAGCACAGATAGGTAATAATGTATTTTTAGGTACAAATTGTACAATTTTGCCTAATATAAAAATTGATGATAATGCATTTATAGGAGCAGGTTCAATGGTTAATAAAAATATAAACCAGAATGAAAAAATAGTTGGTAATCCCTGTAGAAAAATATAATTAAAATAATTTAAATGTATTTAATAATACTTTATTATAATGAAAAGTGTAGGTTTTATTATACCTACATTTTGTAAAACAATCGAAGATGGTAATGTATGTAAATTTTGTATAGATTCGATACGTAAATTTTATCCAAATAATCAAATAATTATTATTAATGATTATTCATATATTGACATTGAAAAAATATTTCAAAATTATAAAAATATAAATGTTGTATTATCATTAAATAAAGGTGGTGCTGACGTTTGTATATATGAATATTATTTAAATAATAAACCATTTGATGTTGCAGTAATTATGAATGATTCAATGTTTTTTGAAAATAAGATTGAAGATATTGAAAATTATAGTACAATAAAACCATTATGGCATGCCACAAATCATATTATTGAATGGGATATCATAAAGGAACCAGTAACCCAATTTAATATTGAAAATAATATTGTGTCACATAGCGACCTTATTATTTATTATATTAAAAAATATTTTAATGGTACCCGATTTGGAGATTACGCATTAGATTTATATATAAATCATAAAAATAAATGGTCTGGTTTTTTTTGTTTATCGTGTATTATTAATCATGATTTTTTAAAAGAATTAGATAATAAGACGTGTATTTGTAAATTATTAAAAGAATTAAATACAAATAGAACGAGACGTGTAAGTGAAACGTTATTTCCTATAGCATGCAGTTATTTATTAAATGAAAAAATTATCGAAAATTCAATAAATGGATTATTTTTTTCTGGCAACATTTGCAATGGAGGTAAAGGTCATCCAAAAAATATTTTACATCAATCACCAGTATTATATAAAGAACTTGAAGGATATAAATATTATGCAAAGGGTAATTATACTAGTAAAATTAGTTTAAATCGTCGTAGAGATAAATAAATTTGGGGCGAGCAGGTTTTTTACTAATCCAAAGTTTGGGCATTTATCAGTATAATATATTTAATATAATATAAATAATTATAGTGATAAATTGTAATGAGTAAAAATCTTGTGCTGATAACAAGCGTGGTAAATACACCTAATACACCTCTGTCATATAGTAAAATTAGGTCTGTATATACTCGTGAAGAACGATTTAATCAAACAAAAAAAACGATAACAAGTATCAAACAACACATACCTGACCGAAAAATAATTTTGGTTGAATGTACTGATTTTACCCAAGAAGAAAAAGACTATTTTAAAAGTGAATGTGATTATATATTGAATTTATGGGAAGATAAGAATTTGCATACCAACATTTTTGGAAGTAGTAAATCATTAGGTGAAGGAACAATGACAATTTGTGCATTAGAATATATATTTAAAAATAATTTTCAGTTTGAAAATTTATATAAAATATGTGGAAGATATTGGTTAAACGATGATTTCAAATACGAGATATATAATAATTCAAAGGATATATTTAAAAAAATAGGTAACGACGTTAACAATATATTTACATCATTTTACAAAGTAAATAATAAAACTTCAAAAATCCTACTGTTATTTTTAAAGAAAAATGAACAAAATATGATACAACATATTGGATATGAAATATTATTTGGGCATCTTCTCAGATTAATCCAATACAATAATATTGAATTTATTGATTATATTGGTTATGAAGGTAATGTAACAGTTTGTGGAAATAAATACAAGGGATAAAATATATTTCTAATTACCTTCTTGTAAATCAAAATGTTTTAATTCTATTATTTGCTCTTCTATTGATTTAACATGAAAATTATTTTTATGAATGCTTGTTAATGTTTTATTAATATCATTTTCTAATTTTATAGGAGTAATTTTAATATTTAATTCATAAATATTATTTATTAAACAAGCCATATCATATTTAGATACTATTTCATTACTATAAAAATGTTTAACACCAATCCAATATAAATTATTATTAATAATATAATCTATATAATTAACTAATGTTATACATGAACACCCATTCCAGTAATAATTTTGGTACCCGTTAATTTCACCATCTTTATTTGATAATATCCATTCTAAAAAGCTTTTTTTATTAATAATTTCCTCACCAATAATTGATGTTCTTATCACAGTCGCACTATCTGGTTCACCTAAATATTTAGAAAGTCCATAAGGTATCGTTTCATTTGGAATTTGATTTTCATTACATTTACCATCTGGATAGTTAAAAACACAGTTGGTTGAGATGTGTATAAATTTAAATTTTAACTCATTGCAAATTTTTTCTAATAATTTGGGAAATAAAGAATTTATTACAAAATAATTAAAATCATTTGAATTATATCGCTGTGGAATAGCACCAGCACAATTTATTATGATAGAACTTTGATAACCTTTTAATATATTAAATAATTTGTCATAATTATTTTCCATAATATCATAATCACGTCTAGATATTTCTGTTACTGTGAATTTTTTTTGTAATATTTTAAGTGAATATGTTCCAAGCATTCCAGTAGAACCAAATAAAATGATATGCTTATTATTATTCATTAACAGTAAATAAAATATTGTATATACATTTAAGTTTAAATATAAAAATATAAATATCATAATTACCTATGGATAATAAAACAATACTTGTATTTGGTGGAACAGGTTCATTAGGTTATGAAATTGCAAAACGATATCTTTCTAATAATAAAATGTATATGTATTCACGCGATGAATGTAAACATTGGAATATGAAACTTGATTTTAATCATCATCAAAATTTGAACTTTATAATTGGAGATATTATAGACAAAGATAAAATTTTGACTACATTAAATAGAGTAAATCCTAATATTATTATTATTGCTGCTGCAATGAAACATGTTGATCAATGCGAAATTAATCAACAGCAATGTTTAAATACGAATTTATTAGGTGTAAAAAATATTATTGATATTATTGAACAAAATAAAAATAATTTTAAAACTAATTTGGAAACAATATTATTTGTGAGTAGTGATAAGGCATGTAGTCCAATTAATACATATGGTATGTGCAAAGCTATATCTGAACAATTAATTACCGAGAAAGCGTATTATATGAAGGATTTTAAATTTGTAAACATTCGTTATGGAAACGTATTAAATTCTCGCGGCAGTATTATACCATTATTGCATAAAATAGGTAAAGACCCTAACAAATCATCATTTACATTAACTCATAAAGAGATGACTAGATTTGTAATGACATTAAAACAAAGTGTTGACCTTATCGAATATGCAATATTAAATGCACAAAGTGGAGAAACTATTATTCCAGAACTGATTTCAATGAAAGTAATTGATATATTGGAATTATTTTCTGAAAAATACAATAAACCGATAGAAAAAATCAATATACGCCCAGGAGAGAAAATGTTAGAATCTTTGATTAATGAAACACAGGCTGTACGATTATATGAAAAAGATAACTACTATCATATTAAATCTATTCATGATTATAATGAGAACATTAATGTTGAATCTATGAAAGATTATAACAGTAAATTAAATCCATTGAGTAAAATTGAACTTCAAGAATATTTATTACAAGAAAATTTAATTTAAAAATATCTTATCATTATTAACATAATATGTCAAATTATGACGATAATATTATATCGACGATTAAGACAAATTTAAAAAAAACCACTTATAATACTCAGTATAATGGATGGAAAAATAGAACTTTATATGGGTATCATTCATTTAATATTGAAAATATTAATATATCAGGTCAACGACAGCCATTAATGCGACTAGAAAAAATTAAAAAACATTATGATTTCACTAACAAAACATTGATTGATTTCGGCTGCAATACTGGCGGTATGATATTTCATCTACCAGAACTTAAAAAAGCTCATGGTTTAGACTATGATAAATATTGTATAGATAGTTGCAATTATATGGCATCTGTTCTAAGGCATAATACAGAATATAATTTTATACAACAAGACCTGAATAACTTCAACTTTAAAAATAGTTTTGAAAAGGTAGATGTTATATTTTTACTTTCACTTGGTTCATGGGTAAAACATTGGAAACAATTATATAATGATTGCGTTATCCATAGTGAAACTATCATTTTTGAAACAAATAATGATAATGAAGGTAGAGCACAATTAGATTTTTTTAAAGAATTAAACTGTACTATTAAATTGATCAGTTCTTCATCAGATGATGATACAACAGGAAATTATGGAAGGAAAACATACTTGATAAATTAATGGTATAAATATATACAATAATCATATATATAATGAAAGTTTTTGTATATAATGAAAATTATCATTTTAAAAATAAATCATTTATCGATTATTTCATAAATAAATATCATACTGCTGTGCATTGTATAGATGATGCAGAAATAATATATTCACCAAATCAATATATTGATTTTCATAATTATCCAACCAAAAAATTTATATTTGGTCCACATTTTTCGGTATTTCCTAATAATATAGTATCTAAATTTAATAATATTCATAAAAATGCTATATATATTCAACCTTCTCAACCAAGTGTTAATACATGGCAAAAAGAGTTTGGTTTCAATGCTTTACCTATGAAGGCAATCCCATTTGGTGTAGATACTGTAAAATTTTCAGAAAATGAACAATCTCATTGTAAAAATGTTATTGTATATTATAAATCAAGACAACCACCAGATTTCAAATTTCTATTAGACTTTTTAAATAATAAAAAAATAAAATATAGAGTATTTGACTATAATAAAAAATACATTGAAGATGATTTCATATCATATATAAAAACATGCAAATATGGAATCGTACTAGGTCGTCATGAAAGTCAGGGATTTGCCATTCAGGAAATGTTATCGTGTAATATTCCGTTATTGGTTTGGGGTGCCATTCAAAGACGACAAGAATATCCTTTTATTATGCAATATAATCACGTTAAGAGCGTTGTGTCAACTGTTCCTTATTGGTCTTCTACATGTGGGGAGATATTTTATAAACCAGAAGATTTGGAAAAATATTATAACATATTTATAGAAAAACTTGAAACGTATAAACCACGCCAATTTATTCTTGATGCGGTTTCAATAGATAGTTGTTGTGTTAAATGGAATAATTTGCTAAAATCACTTTAAATATAAGTTAAATATTTATCAATGTTAGTAGCTTTATTGAAGAGCAATAAAGAAAGTCGGTGACAACCATCATTTATAATATATTTATTTTCTGTATCAATAAATTTTTTATATAATTTTATTTTATCTAGTTTATCATGGTCAAAATGATTTATTAAATTTTTGAAATTTTCAACAGAATGTTCTTTCTGATTTGTCAATTTAACATATTTGTCATATAATGCAAATTCAACTTCACCTGTTAATATTTTATAGTGAATACTATCTCTTATATTAAGACATATGTGGTTTGAATTCAATATATAGTATTTATGTTTTGATTTGTTAAGAAAGTTTTTAAATTCATTATCATTTAACAGTTTATTATCTGGCAATAAATAATGTAAACAAAAAATATCACATCTGTCTTCACATATCTTATTCCATTCATCAGGGAATAAATCCACCGTATCATGATTTGGCAGGGCCTTGCCAAACCACGCATCTGGGTAACATACAATCTTATCAGGATTCTCATTCATATATGCACCCCACCAACTGAAACTGCTATTAGCAATAATATTATGGTCACAACATGCCATCAATAGCATCTGCTCCCAATCCTGCATATCACCAATATATCCAATACTTACAAATGTTATGTCACATTCGTTGCACATCTGGGTTGATATCAATTGTTCCACTATCTTTTCTACTTGTTCTGTATCTTCTTCTTCATGAAAATACAAAACTTCAATTGGCTTTTTTGTCTTTTTAGAGAGAATATGTGCTAATGCCTTTTCATAATATGCCAATGGTTGAATTGGGTGTGCGTTCTTATGTGCGTCTGCTTTATAATCACCGATTCTAAAATGCATAGAAACATATGTCTTTTCTATGAGATTAATACCCGATTTATTAAGGGTATTTGCCTTTTTCTGTTGAATTTGTAACAATTTTGCGATACTCTGGTAGTGTGATTCGAAATACTTTGGTGATTGAAAATATCCAAATAGTTTCATATGATTTCCTCTGGCCCCATTAACACTGGTCGATGGTAATGTATCATATCTGAAACGTTTCTCTCTATAAATAGGAATAAACTGTGTAGAACCTGGGTGTATAAACCCAGCAACTTCTTTGAACATACTATCCCAATACAATGGTCTAACACTTCCACCAGCAGAATGCGTATCTAGCTTCCGCGGAGGTAATACAAACTGTGTCTTATTATCAAGTGCATGAGAAATAGTTGCAAAAATTTGAAACATTTGGTTACCCAAACCACCTTGAAGCTCAATCGTAATCATAATATTAATATTACGCACAAGTGTTTAATATTAAATATATATGGATAAAAAGTACGTGATAGATGTTTAAAAAAATACAAATTTAAATCAGAACTGCAAAAACATATACAGGACCACTCCTCAATATGTAGGATTTTGTGCATGTGAATCTGGATTAGAAATCACTTGAATCTGGATTAGAAATCACTTGTATCTGGATTAGAAATCACTTGAATCTGGATTAGAAATCACTTGAATCTGGATTAGAAATCACTTGAATCTGGATTAGAAATCAAATGTATCCATATCGAAAATACCGTCCTGTTTGTCCGTAGTTGCCAACGCATATTCACCGACTCGTTTTTCAAAGAAATTTGTCTTACCTTCAAGAGATATTAACTCCATAAAGTCAAATGGATTCTTTGTACCAAATATTTCCCCCGCACCCAATTGTACAGCCAATCTGTCTGCTACAAACTCAATATATTGTGACATAAGATGTGAATTCATACCAATCAATCGACATGGTAACGCATCACATATAAATTCTTTTTCAATTTCAACCGATTCCTTAATAATTTCAATAACCTTATTCTTCGCAACCTTCTTTAACAGTTTATTATAAAGCATAACCGCAAATTCGGTATGCAATGCTTCATCACGCGAAATCAATTCGTTCGAGAATGTAAGTCCGGGCATAAGACCACGTTTTTTAAACCAATAAATACTACAAAAAGCACCACTGAAAAAAATGCCCTCTACACACGCAAACGCAATCAATCGTGTGGAAAAACTGCTGCGTTTATCATGTATCCATTTTTGCGCCCAATCACTTTTCTTTTTAATACATTCAAAATTGTCTAATGCTGTAAATAGTTTATGTTTTTGTTCTCTATCTTTAATGTAGGTGTCAATAAGAACACTATATACTTCACTATGAATATTTTCCATTGCAATCTGAAACCCGTAAAAAGCTCTTGCTTCTGACAACTGAACCTCACCCATAAACCGTGTTCCCAAATTTTCTAAGACAATCCCATCAGATGCTGCAAAAAAAGCCAAAATCATTGATATGAAATGTTTTTCGTCTGCATTTAAGGTGTCCCAATGTGCCATGTCTTTTGATAAATCGATTTCTTCCGCTCTCCAGAAACAATCGACCTGTTTTTTATACATTTTCCAAATTTCGTTATCTACGATAGGAAACATTACAAAGCGATTATCGTCTGGTGTCAATAGTGGGTCGAGTTTTACTGATGTCATGCTAAATAATATAGACAGAGATATTTATATTATTTCGGAAATATATTAATTTCGGAAATCTATTTTTAGAATCATCGTTTAACAAAAACTCAAATGGTATATATATGGGAGAGTGTATGAACAATGACGATATATACGAACTAGCACAGAGGGATTTAGAAACGACATTAGAGAAAATTTCCAAGAAGGTTACTGAAACCAATGAAAACAATACAATTACTCGTGCTATGTATGATTATAATGAATTAGGTGAAAAATGTGATAATTTTGCAGAGTTGGAAGAAATACATGACCAAACACAACAAAATTTCGAGGGATTACAAAAAGAACTTACATCAATGCGTTCATTTTTAGATTCATGCGAACAAACTCATCTTGTTCATCTTCAAAAGGTTGATGCTGATGAAATATTAAACGAGTTATCTAATTATCTAGCTAAAATATATAAAAGAAAATTAGCCAATTCTGATAATTTTAATATTAACGATTTAATTGATTATGAGATAATTTATAATTCATAAAAAAATAATGATATGATATATTATAAATGAGCTTAATGAAAAGTATGGATAAAATGATGAAAAATAAAGCGGTTCTTTACGGAGTTCTGTTTTTAACAGTAACTAACGTGTTTGGTTATTTAATGATACGCAATTACGAGGCCATTGTTTTCTTTGCATTAGTTGCGTATATTTCTAGTGAATTTACCAAGAATAATATTCTTGTTTGTTTAGTGGCTTTATTAATGACCAATATTCTATTAGTGGTTGTTCAAGGTAGGAAGGTATATGAAAGTATGAAAAATAGAGAAGGTATGGGCCACGAAGACGAGTCAGAAAAATCTGCCAAAAAACCTGCCAAAAAACCTGCCAAAAACCCGACAGAGCCAACTCTAGATGTATCAGCCACTAAATCTGCCGGC